TTGTATGATACTATGGTCTCTGACCAGGTAATATACAACGGAGAGTATGAAATGGCTTATATTAGGAAGAACAGACGTTTCTCCTTAGCTGGCGTTTATGCACATTACTTTGGTGTTAATATTGACAAGGAAACCAGGCAACAGTTTCATACTGTGCATGATAACCAATTTACAGAACAGCAAATCAGATATGGATCGCTTGATGTTGTATATCCCTTTGAAATAAAGGATGAGCAGGATCGGCTAGCATTAGAACTCGGTGTTGAAAGAACTATAGCTTTGGAGAACAAAGTGTTATTAGCTCTTGGAGATATAGAGTACAATGGTTTCCATATAAATCCTAAGAGGTGGTTAGAAATTTCAATTGATTATAGATTGAGGATTTTAGAGACCACTGCTCAATTAGATAGGCTGTTACTAAGTCAAGACCCTTCAAAAGTAAATAAGTATCGAAAGATTGCTTATCAGACTGATATATTTGACTCTTCTTTTGAAAATCGCAGATACTCTATAGTTAACTGGGGTAGCGATAAACAAGTATATGAAATACTTTCCAAAGTATTTGATATGTACCCAGTTGACAAATATGGGAAACCAAGCTCAGGTGCAGTTGCCATTGAGTTGTTACCACAATCACATGAAATAACTCGTTTAATCCTTAAGCTTCGGCAAGAGGAAAAGGTTATCTCTTCTTTTGGTAGTAAGTTTTTAGATAAGTTTTTAACTAAAGAGAGTAGAGTTCATACACATTTCAACCAGATAGTTGAGACAGGTAGAATGAGTTCTCGTAATCCTAACTTACAACAAATACCAGCTGAAGAGGCTTTCAGGAAAGCTTTCGAAGCTCCTGAACATAAGCTGATAGTAACAGCTGACTATGCCTCACAAGAGGCTAGAATAATGGCTGACCGCGCCCAGGATGAATCTTATATAGATTTCTTCAAAACGGGTGATGGTGACATCCATAGTTTCGTTGCAACTAAAATGTTCAGTGCCGCTAAAGGTAAGGAATTCATAGTTACTAAAACGAAAAACAAAGAGTACCGCCAAAAAGGCAAGACTATAAATTTTGCTATTAGTTTTGGTGGATCAGCTCATACTTTATCCAGAAATTTAAAGATACCTATTGAAGAAGCTGAAAGATTAATTGATTCTTTCTTCAAGGGTTTTCCTAAACTAAGAGTAATGTTCGAAAAGAACAAGGAGTTTGCACTTTATCACGGATATATCCGTACTAATGATGTAGTAAACCGACTCAGGAAATTTAGATTTTGGGATGATTATAATGAATTACGTAATAAACGTAATCTAAGCAGGGAAGAAATGAGTAAGCTCATGAGGTTAAAAGGTAAGATAGAGCGAAGAGCCCTTAATACCCCTATCCAAGGTACTGCCTCGGACATGACCAAAACTGCTTTAGTTCTCATGAGAGAAGAATTATTACTTAATGGAATTAGACCTTTCTCTAATGCTGAAGTTAAATTAGTGAACGTAGTGCATGATGAATGTGCTTCGGAATGTAATGAAGACTTAGCTGACTTTACTTCTGATATGATGAAGAGAAGTATGGAAAAGGCTGGAACCTTTTTTGTAAAAAGTATGGAGATGACAGCAACCCCGATTATTAAAAAATATTGGGATCATTAACAGAATTTTCTAATACTGCTAATAGTTTCATAATGATCTTTTAAAGCTTATTTGAAACATGGTAGTAGACATTGATATTAACCAACTATTAAAACTTAGGATAACTGCAGAGGAGTATTTTCTCCTTCGTACTCTCCAGAAGAAGGGCGTAGCCTCTCTTAGGAAGTACTATTTGCAAAATCCCAAGCCTGATGATGATGTGTTAAGATCGCTTGTCGAAAAAAGACTTATTCATAATGCCAATAGGCAGAATGAGTTCGACTTGGAAAAAATAATTGTTAGAAACAAATTCATGGAGGTGTCTAAGCCCACTATGGATTTATTTGAAGAACTTTACAATTTATACCCAGCTAAAGTTACGCGACCAGATGGTTCTACAGATTATCTTAGAACCGATAAGTCAAGATGCCGAATAAATTACACTAATAAACTTAAACATGGTGTAGTTACCCATACAGATGTTATGGAAAGTCTACGGTTTGAAATTTCACAACGCGAGAGTGATGGAAGTATTGCCTATATGAAGCGATTGCCCAAGTGGTTATCTGCTGAAGAATGGACAACATGGAAAGAACGCTTGGGTGATGTCAACGATAGGGTAGAAACTTTCGGATACGGTCTTAATCTTGAATAATATGACTTTAAATTATAGACATATTTCTGACGCGACTGAAGAGATTCTTGAGTATATTGATAAACGCCGATCCGGTGTTGTCACTTCACTTAAGACTCGTTGGGAGAAATTCAACAATATATGTATGGGTGGTATTGAACCCAATTCAATCTATACTATAGGAGGGATTTCGGGCGTTGGTAAATCAAGCTTTTTAAATAGTTTGGAAACCGATATAATAGCCTTAAACCCTAACGTTGATTTCATTATTTTATCCTTTAACTTTGAAATGTTATCTTCAAGGCAAGTAGGTAGGAAACTATCAAAAACTTTGCAGAAAACTACTCAAGAGCTTTATAGTGGTAATTCATATAAATCTTTGTCAGATTCTGACTTAGATAGAATAAACCGTGAAGCCCAAAGGATAAAGACTTATCCCATTTATTATGTGGATATCCCTGGCAATGTAGAGGAAATTAAGGAAACAATTATTAAATTTAGCGAATTAGATTTCGTTAAAGACAAGTGGTTAATCATAACACTTGATCATACGCTGTTGGCAAAGAGCCAATCAGCAACAAAAGAAAGAGAAACATTAGCTAATTTACAGTATATGTTTATGGAAATGAAGAAGTATAATAGGAATACTATCATTCAACTTAGTCAAATTAATAGAGAGATAGAAAATGTGGATAGGCTTAATAACCCATCGATGCATTTTCCAACTCGGAGAGACATTTTTGGAGGCGAGGCAGTTTATCAAGCTTCTGACTATGTTATTGTGCTCCATCGACCTGAGATTTTACAACTCAAGACGTATGGTATGGGAAAATGGCCAGTGGTCAACATGATCTATATGCACTTTCTTAAGAATCGTGAGGGCGACCTTAAAGTTCTTTCGTTCCGCAACAATCTCAAATATAATTCGATAGAAGAGTATGATATAAATCTATCTAATACTACGGATTTCCAACTCCTTTCAAATTAATTATTAATTTTTATTAAACTTTAGGCTTATGTTACCTTGCAATTTTAAAACAATCAGATTCGTAGAAGAGTCATGTTATGTACCAGTGTGCAAACCTGTTATTAACAGATGCTACGAACCTGTCGTGCCTACTTATTGTGAGCCTGTTTACAAACCAGTATGCAGGCCTGTAGTAGCCACACCAATATGCAGGAAGCCGGTCGTAAGGAAATCCGTAGCACGTTGTTACGAAGCTCCTAAGGCTGCATGTGCATGTAAGAAGAGTTCTCTATTGAATGAGGACGGGTCTTTCTTTGTGTACATATCCAACAAAACCCCGCATCTTCAACTCCTTATCGACAAGGCTTTTGCCCTTGGGTTGACTATTTCCGGAGACGGAACCAACCGTGTCACAGGATGTGATGTTTCTGCCGCTGACGTAGGAAATTATATTTCTTTCGGTTCTTCTACCAGGTTCGATATGAACTGGATTAGAAGGGGTAGTTATGTTTCGAAGAGAGGTTATCGCCCTGTTTATGACATGGTGTGGGACTGGGGCATCATTATCAAAGCACTCGAAGAATTTGCAGCAGCTAAAAAAGACGATGTTCGTTACACCACTGGTGGGGACAAAGTTGTAGCTCATGCAGGTTTTGCAGTTGTTAATGGAGTTGTGAAAAGGAATAATAGGGATGATGTAAATGTTCGCATGCCGATCAGTACATTGACTCATATGACACACCGTCACAACATTCTTGATCTATCTATCTTCGGATTTTAAGATATCATAGAACATATGGTAGGGAGCTTCGGCTCCTTACCTTTTTAATAATAAAAGAAAATATGGCAAATAAGATTCTAGTACTTGGACAACCAGGTACAGGCAAAACATCAGCCGCTAGAAATCTTGACCCAAAACAAACTTTTATTATTTGTCCAGATGAGAAGGCTTTGCCCTTCAAAGGATGGAAGAACAATTACAAAACAACTTTCAAAGATGACGGAAAATTAGATTTGGCTAGCACCAACTTCTATCGAACCACGTCTCCACAAGTTGTCCGATCATTGATCAAAGCAATATCAGATTCAAAGCCTGAGACCAAAGTTATTATCCTTGACACGATAACAGCTTTAATGATCTCCGAATTAATGAAAAGAATAGGCGAAAAAGGCTATGAAAAATTTAATGATTTTGCTTCAGATACTTACTCTGTAATAAAAATGATGGATAGTTTAAGAGACGATCTCACAGTTATAGTACTTGCACATGTTGAAGAAAATTACGATTCTGACGGAACTCTAAGGGTAACCTTTATGGTACCTGGTGGTAAACTGTTAAAGGATAAAATAAAAGTAGAGAGTATGTTTACAACAGTGTTATACACTGAAGTAGAGATGAAAGATAATGAACCTCATTATCAATTCCTTACTCAAAATAACGGCAAGAATAGCTGCAAGTCTCCAGAAGGAATGTTTGACGATCTTAGGATAAACAACGATTATGCGTATGTCCTACAGAGAATCAAAGATTATGATGAAGGAGATTCTAACTAATATATAGAATGATTAAATTTAAAGTTACAGAAGAAATCCAAACACCTAATGTTAGCAATAGGTATATGGGTCCTGGCATACACGAGAACGTCGAGATGACGCGCGTTGAGTATGCAAAAACAGAAAAAGGAAGTGAATACTTAGCTTTCTACTTTATGAATGAAAAGCAAGAACAGCTTTCACACACAGAGTGGAAAATCAAGATGAATAAACCATTGGAAGAAATGGAAGAAGGTCTTGTTAAGTTTTACACCAATATTACGAACGAACAGGTGTCTCGTATAGACAGAATAGTTACTACTTTTATACCTAAGGAAACTTTCCAAGGGGTAGAAGCAGATACGTTCGAAGATTTCGCTAACAAAACGATTGCTGTTTTAGGCGATCATTATAAGGGTATAAAGATAAGAATTAAGGTTGTTTATGACAAGCGAAATTATACTTCTCTTCCCCCTTATACTAACTATCGTTGGATTGAAACTATGGCTATTTCCAGAGAGAAGTCTGAGATAGAGATACTAGGTAAAGATAAGATGGCTAAGGATATACCTGCCAAATTAGAAGGTGCCAATGATGTATCAAATATAATTGAACAGAAAGCAACATCTAGTTCAGTGAACGAAAGTTTACCGTTCTAGTGACTATATATATGAAAAGGGGCTACGGCCCCTTCTT